AGACAAAATTACATTTTTTAATGATGGATATGAACAAATTAAATTGTATCCAAAAGAATGGAATTTGTATAATTCTAATTCATGGTTTTTTAATATAAAACAAGGCGACATCATTATTTTTCCATCCTCATTAAGTCATATGGTTCAACAAACTGAGGGTGATGATACAAGAATAAGTTTATCATTTAATACATTTTTAAAAGGAAAAATAGGTATTGCAAGTAAATTGACCGAATTATTAAACCCATAATAAGAAAGGTGTTGTATGAGCCACGAAGAAGCAAAGTTTAAGCATAGTAAAAGATTATTGAAAGATGACAATGCCATAAAAAAACAGGTGAAGATTGCAAAATCTCATGGCATTAAGGTTGATATTCCGCATATGTTTGCAAAGCATCATGCACTAGATTGTGGTCAACCAAATTGTATTATGTGTGCCTCACCTCGCAAGATATGGAAAGAAGAAACTATCCAAGAACGCAGAGCAAAACAAGAAGATAACGATTAGGAACTATAATGACCACATTTACATCCGAAGATAGAGTTAAAGCAGAAAAAGACCCTAGCTATTATTATACACCAGAAGAATGGTCAAGGTCAGTTGGATATGGTGAAGTACCTGATGAAAGAAATACTAATTTGCAATTAAACCTTGACCTTGATTATAGTAAATGCAAGTAATATTATTTGATGATTTTTTGAATGAAGAAGATATGTGTTCAATAGAAACAACTTTATCAAGCACATATTTTCCATGGTTTTATATTGGCGAATCATCTTTTCAAGAAAGTAAACATGGTATTAAAGATTATGATAAATATCGTTCTACCAAAATAATGCGCCATAGATTTTACGACAGCAACGTTAATGATGACATTAGTGAGTTTTTTCATATCACTATTAACCCAATAATTAAAAACATTGGAGAAAAAACAGGTAAAAAAGTTCGCCTTTATTCAGCTTTAGCAAATCTATTATTACCAAATGAAAAATATTTGGATATGAGTGATATACCACACATTGATAATAGGGTTACAGGTGATAACGCTTTTACAGGAATATTCTATGTTAATGATGCTGACGGTGATACTGTTTTTTATAAAACAAAAGAAAGATTCACACCAAAAAGAAACCGAGTTATCTATTGGCCAGCAAGCGGAATACATTCAGCACCATGTGGTTGCTCCGTACCAAGGTGTGTCATCAATTTAAATTTTAAGTTGGAATAATGCAAGAGCGAGAGATTATTTGAAGTGATTGAACTTGTTGAAGTTACTAGACCAGACCAAAAAGGCCTAGTAAAATATATTATTGAGAACCACCACAGTTATGTACCAACCAATGCCTCAGTTGGTCGCCGTATTGATTGGCTCATCAATTACGATGGGCAAACAGTCGGTATGATAGGCATTGGCTCATCCGTTTACCCACCACCCAAAGATATATTAAGACACCTGAACCTCAGTAAAGATGAGTATAAGGTAATTTTCAACACTATTGCCAACAATTGGCGCTTTTGTATGATACAATCCATAAAGAACGGTGGTAGTCAGATACTTAAACAGTTGCGACAGAAGGCGCCGTCCGCATGGAAGGCAAAGTATGGTGATGACCTCAACCATATTATTACCTTTGTGGGTGCCGGTAAGAATGGTGCAGTCTATCTTGCCGATAACTGGTCGAGAATTGGCGAGACCGCTGGTCTACCAAAGCACAAGAGTAGCAGTATGAAGTGGAATACAGGTGAACAATTAAAAGAATTGTTTGTGAAACCGACAGGTGAAAACAAGAAGATTATATTGATAAAGAAACTATGAACGCAAATGAATTAGCTGAGTGGCTTATTGCTTTTACACAAGATAATGTGGATTACGAGGAAAAATGGATTAAAGATTCTGCCACCATGCTACGCCAGCAACACGACCGATTATGTTTGTTAGAAAATATTGTGATGGATTTAAAAGCAACAGTAATAAAGGCACAAGAATGAAAAACCAATTCGTTATACCTATTGAAACGGCAGACCAGATTACATTGGCCAACCTAGAACAGGCAAGAGAGTATCATAAAAGTGAACTCAAAAAGTATGAGAAAGGCGGTTACTGGATTCATGCTGAAGATGTTGCCCATTACCATGCCTATATTCAGGCACTAGATATTTTGATACCATACTATGGCGGATGATAAATTAGAAGGTAAATCAACCGTTGAGTTGAACCTAGATAAAGAGGTGCTATTTGAGTTGATGTTGATAGCACATGAACGGGACATTACTTTGAACCAGTTGGTTGAAGATGTCCTGCGAACCTATATTGAACAGGAAAAGAACAAATGAAATGGATTATCTACCTATTGATATTCTGCTTTGCATATGCCATTGGCTATGATGAAGGCAGAGACCATGCCCATGTAACAGTAGAGGCGCCAAAGTGATTGAAGTGCTTACTTACTTAGCGGTTTTATTGATAGGTTACTTGGCAGGCCGTGGTACTAAACAAGAACCACCACCTGCAATAGATATAATGTCCAATCAAGTGGCGGAACTAGAAAAGAAAATCAAATACTATAAAGAGTTGTGCCTCTGGCACGTAGAAGAAAAGGAGAAATTGAAAAGAAAATGAATACCTTTAATTATAATCCAGACGATGATGAACCCCCTTTTATGCTGCCTGGCGACATAGATAGGATGCGACTAGAAGCAAAGCAAAGAATGGGTGGTAAACGACCACTAACCTTACAAGAAGAAATTGCTGCCGCTCTAGCAAAACCTTTTGTACCAAACATAGAGAATGACAGATGAAAACCGATGTATCTGGCAAGTGGATTGCCGTGACTGATTATAAGACTATGCAACAACAAGAAACCGAAGCCATTCTGAATATGGCAGAGTGTATCAAAGCACTAGAACAACAATTGGCCAATGCCAAGTATCGTATCAATGAACTAGAGCAACAAATCTACGGGTCAAAATGAATCCGCTATCACTCCTTAACACCGCTATTGATACTCTATGGTATTGGACATATGGTATCATAGTGGGTTGGGGCGCCAGTTTTACAATCATTCTAGCCCTATTCCTTATATTGTTCCTGAAGGTCGTCCGACTCAACCGCCGTATGACTTACCTGAATAACCGATTAGTATCCTTTGAAAGAGATACCAATATAACCCTTAATAAGATAAACAAATGAGATTAGTATATTATCGTGGTCCCGAAGAAGTGGCCTTTCAATTCTTTTGGGTCAATGAACATAACCACCGCAAATCACCATCATTCACAACCGAAGATGAAGCGAAACAATGGTTAATCAAGTCAGTAACCACTACCGTAGAACCAACCAAACCCACCATCACCGAGAGTAAACCACAAGTCACTACCGACAAGGCCTACACCGATGCCTATAATGCAGGTAAACTCTATGCCGAACTAGAATTCGTAGAGTTAAAACAAGAGATACTAGAACTGATAGATGGCGCCAAACCTTCCAAGTTACCAGATGTCCTAAAGAGAATTAAAGAATTGCTAAAGTGATACTAGAACATAGCCAAGATCCTGTATCCGCCAAGTGGGATAAAGACCTAGACAAATGGAATGTAGGAAATAAAAAAAAGTATAGATGGTGCAACAACAAAAACAAACCAGAATCCGACTGGTTCTATGATATCACCGATGCCTTACAATGGATAATACAATATGAAACCAATCGCCTATCTAATGGTTGAAAGAAACAACCAGACCACCCACTTCCAGACCTCTATCCCTACTAGAGAGGAGAAGATAAGTCACCATGCCATTCCATTATATACTAAAGAAGAAGATAGATTAGTAAGCCATGAAGAACAAGAAGAATGGTTAAGGAATGTAAGAAAGACTGGATATTAATGAATCAATCTAATGTCCAAAAAGTCTTTGATTATGATGCCAAGACAGGCGACTTGATTCGCCGTAGTAGTAATAAAAGAACTGGTACTATTAATTCATTAGGTTACAAATACACAAAATTCAATAAAACCACCGTTCCTTGCCATAGATTAATCTATATCTGGCATAAGGGAGATATACCAGACCATTATCATATAGACCATATTGACCACGATAGAAGCAATAATAGAATAGAGAACCTACAAGCAATACCTCCACATGAGAACCTAGGCAAGAGAATCCATAGTAAGTATAAGAATGTCCATAAGAATAAGAATGGAACTAAATGGGTCGCCAAAGTAATAATAAGACTAGGTGAATATAATACCCAAGAGGACGCACAGAAAGCGATAGAGAAATATCACAGTAAGTAGCAGAAAGTGGTAAAAAGTAGCAAAAAGTGGTAGAGAACCGGCATAGATAGGATTATGCCAGGTGTATATGCTAAGAAAGACTGTCCGAATTGCAAAATAACTCACAGAGGTCGTGGGCAGTTTTGCTCCATCTCCTGCTCTAAGATAGGCACCAAACTATCCGCAGAGACCAAACAGAAGCTCTCAGTAAAATCCAGAGAATACAGAAACACTCCAGAGGGTATCGCAACAACCAAAACCATTGCGAGAGTTACTGAGAAGCGCCACGATATCAACCAAAAAATCAAAGATGGTCATTATATACTAGAACCAGAGGACTATTATCTGGACATCTGGTCTAGTGAAGATGACGATGGTTTTCACCTGTAAAATTCTCTACGGAATCTTCTAGTATTAGCCTCTGCTTTCGCTAATAGTTCCGACCAGTCTCCAGTTTTCTCACAGCGTTTGATATCTGTATTAGCCATTGGCGTTAGTATATGCGAAACGTTACCACTAATTGCATAGATTGCTTGACCCTTATCCATAACAGACTGGAACGGTTCATTCTTCAGTTTTCTAAATCCCATATAATCCTCTCAAGTAGGCAACCATCCTATCACAGGTGGTCTTGGAGGTCAAGGTGACAAAAGTAGCTGGATCACTTCTGTCTGAAATCGTGTAAGCTCTTGATTCCATTAAGGTTTTTCTGCTGTTGTTTCCAGGCAACATGGGGCTTGACTTTGCCCTTGGTTCGTGTATAATGGTTTATATGATGACAAATAAAGACAAAATTTTAGAAGATATCCGATTGATTAAAAAAATTATTGAAGATTCTTCCATACCTCTCCAGTTGCAGTTTGATTGCGTTGATGCTATGCAGAGAATTCTGAATAATGCTGAAGTTGAACATTGAAAGATATATTATGATGACCAAACAAGACCTTCTATCCCTTTGCCAGACTTGCGTGTGTGCTTCCGCTCTGGCTTTTTTATTCTACTTTATAATGGTGGTTCTATGATTACTAAAAACCGTGCTGAGTTAATTGAGTTGCTATCCTATAAGGGTTTTACAACCGATTATCTAATGACCAAGGACGATGAGACCTTGGAGAATCTCTATATTGAGTATATTGTTTTAGCAGAGGATTATGTATGAGTAAAATGAGTGAATTATCATTGGCGTTGGATGAATACGCTGATTATCTCAAGGCGGACTATGATAGCCGAACCGCCTCCTCTCCTTATAAGACCAATCGGAAACTTGTAGTGGAGTTTGATATGGGCTCGAAGTTTATTAAGGTCATTGTTGGTCATAGTACCGATGGTGTGCCGGATACAAGTCGCAGTAGCCACTCCTTTATTGTAGTGGGTGAGTATAAGGGCGCCAAGAATATCTTTAAGCATGGCGATATTCTGAAGTCCGCAAGTTGGAGAGCACCAGCGAAGAATTTTGCCAGAGGCAATATTTTGGATAACCAGTATGGTACAATCAGCTGGGCTGGTGCTTGATTAATATGGGCAAGGGCTTAAGTCCACAAGGGTTGGGGATACTCGGCCGAAGAAGCCACCTGTGTTGCTTAAAAACAACAGGTGGTTGACAATTGCCTTGGTTCGTGTATAATGGACTTTGTTGAGTTGATAAAGGAAAGAAAATTATGACTACATTTAGTATTGTGAATGAATTGAACCTCGCTGATAAACGTGCTTTGATTGTTGAATTAAAAGACGCTATCCGAGTTGATATGATGGCTGCTCGAGTTGCTAAGGCTCGTGATAAAGAAATCAAGAAAATCGCTAAAGAAAATAAAGCGTTTGACCGTGCTGCCAAGAAAGCTGCTCGTATCGCTAAGTTAGAAGCGAAGTTGCTTGCTCTAAAGAATCCAGTTGGTACCGCTGCTCGCAAAGCTGCTAAGAAGCCATCTAATGTTACTGTATTGAAAGCTGCTTAATGATTGTAATGACCAAAGAAGGTTACATGGGCAAGGACGCTTTACATAAGATGCTGTTGCTTGACCATGTGCTTGTGCTAGATGGCAAGAAAGCAGGTTTTTACCCTAAATTGAAAGTGATTGCTATTCACCGAAAGGAAACAAAATGATTGCCGATATGACCTTTGTGGTGGCTAGTCTAAGGCTGACCGATGAAAAAATCATTGGGCAAGTCCAGAGTAGCCGTATCATAGGGCGAGACCTGTTATATACTGTCCGCCTCCAGACACCGATTAAATTACGCTGGCGCAGAGAAGCAGTCCGTGAATTACTTTTCTCCGAGTCCGAATTAAAGGTCATTAATGCGTAAGAAGCGCTCTGATAGAAACCATGTAATATATGCAGTCACCGCAGAGGGACAGAAATACATTGGTTTAACAGTTGCAAATGGTCAGGCCTATTTGAGGTCAGTCAAGGTCAGAGTGCAGAAGCATATTAGTAGGGCGCTGAAAGAGGATAAGGATTGGTTCTTCTGCCAGTTTATTCGTGAGAATCCAGAGGTGGTGCTTCGATATGAGGTGCTAGAGGTTGTGAGAGGTCGCAAGGCAGCACACAGCAGAGAGCGAGAACTCATAGCATCGCTGAGTCCTTCTCTCAATACCTTTTAGAGGGGGTGGTGGGGGTACGTGTCGAAGCCATGGAGCCTATAGTTAAGGATCCTTACTTTTTTGAGTTATGACAGTAGGATCCTTAGTGTCTGGAACAATGCTCTTTTTGAGAGAGATTCGGTAAAATTCCGCCGTGGATCCAGAAACCTGTGGAAGTCGAGTCGCAAAAATCCGCGGCCAGGAATTTTGCGTGTGGAGTAAATTATGGAAAAGATTAAAGTTGCTAAATGGAAGAATAGGATTTATCAGATTATCAGAGTGGTTGAGAGTGTTGCCTTTTCAGAGGAGAAGGAGTGGATTCTATTAAGTAATCAGGTTAACAAGAAGGACTCTATACAGGTAAAATGGGTAAGAGTGAAGGATGTTAGGTTTGATTGGGTAAGAGAGTTTACTATATGAGTGCCATTATGAACAATTGCCTCTCTCCTTGTCTATAATGAGTTACAATGGAATTATCTAAAATTATCCATGGTGGATAATTATTCAAAGGAAATAATATGTTTATACAGTTAAGTAGGTTTGAGAATTCTTTTGGAGATACAGAGCCAGTCTTTGTGAATCCTAGTCAGGTTGAGTATTTTTACCCTTTCAAAGATATCTACGGTGGTAAAGAGATTACTGTTACCAAGATTGTCTTTAATCAAGGTCAATTCGTGGTTAAAGAGGATTTAGGGACTATTCAGAGTTATATTATTAGTGCTATGAGAGGTTAATATGAATGAATTTTTACATGAGATTTATGTGTGGTGGTTAATGTTTATCAATATGATTGAAATGTGGTTCGCATGATTGGTGGTTTAATATTCCTAGCGATTATCATTTTCCTTATGATAGCTACTACATGGTTTAATACAAGTGAAAGAAAGAAGAACGATGACCTTTGAAGATAAGCAACGGTATAAACTATTTGCGCTAGCAATGGTTGGTCTAATAGTAGGAATCATATTATGAGTGAATTATTGGAAACGGTGGGTATACTCTTTGGTATCGGAGTATTCTATTTGTTACTTACTTGGGTAATACTAATGTTTATGTTTGGTCGGAAATAGGAAGCGCGGAGCGCCGCGGAGCGCCTCGGAAAACCTTGAAGAAAAGAGAGAGAAAATGAAAGTAGTAATTAATTCGGATTACGGTGGATTTAATCTAAGTGATGAAGCCACGGAGTTATATGCCAAGTATAAAGGTCTTAACCTACGAAAAGTGGAAAGAGAGCCTGGCTCGGTTCTTGGTACTGATTATTATCTTGGCGATGAATGGTTTAATTACCGAGAGATTCCGCGGAATGATTCGGACTTGGTTCGTGTGGTTTCGGAGTTGGGTGAGAAAGCCAATGGTTTTTGTGCTTCATTAAAAATCGTGGATATTCCTACCGATGTCCAATGGTTTATTGAAGAATACGATGGTAATGAGTGGGTCGCAGAAAAGCATAGGACATGGTCGTAGTGGCAAACTTGTTTGGCAACCATTGACTTTTAAGGCAATATGTGATACAATGGTTATATCTTAATTATGAAAGTGAGAAATGGCAATAACATTACAAACCGAAACATACGATATCTCAACCGCTGAGTTTATTAAAATCATTAGTAAGACGGAGTTGATTAGAGAACCAAAGAAGAAAGACTTATCTCTAGTAATTAGTTATATGCTTGATTTGAGTTTTCAATCTCCATCTCGTTGGGAAGATAGTAACCGCAAAGAGTTTCTATACTCTCATATGCACGGTATGAATCTTTCTGTATTCCTTTATTGTGATACCAATAGGTGTCTTGAAGCATTAGTTGAGCATGGGTTTGATACTGGTGACATTGACTATGATTATTTCCTGCGTTGGAAAGAATCGTTATTGAACATTGATTCTAATAACCGCTCAATTACACTAATTGAGGCATATAACAATAATGTTGCTTTTCCTAAGGGTTCTTATTCTACAATGTCTGGTCAACCAATTCGTTTGGCTAAAGATACTTATTATAAAGATTTACCGAAAGCGTTGCAAGATGTTTTCAATCGCACCAATGTGTTGTATCGTGTTATTGTGCAAGCTACAAACGACCAGTTGAAAACTTGTTTCTTGGCAATCAATAACAATAAAGCTCTCAACAAACATGAAATCCGTCAGGCTTCATTGGCAGTTATTGCTGATGTGGTGCGTGGCAGTATGGCAAAGTATGAGAAGGTTATCACTAATTTCTTTTCTAGTAAAGACCACTTGCGTAGGTTAAGTGATGAGACCATGGCACAAATCTATGTTCTTGGTGCCATCGGTGTTGAGGGTAGTTTGAATAGCAATGTTTTGGATAGGGCATATGGTCACAAGTATCCTGCACCAAATCCAAATGTGCAAGACAAGTTGCGAAAAGTTACCAATGAGTTCCTGCCTATGTTGTTTGACATGGCAAATAAACTCCCGTTGAATAGTAAAGCAAAAGAGAACAATGGCAAATCAGCGTTGATTAACTTAGCAATGGTTCTTGCTGAATTGCGTGGCATCTACAGCAAGAAAGTGATGTATGATATTACCGACCGTGCCAAGTTTGTGGAGATTTTCTTTGATGTTGAGAAGAAGTTGAGAGCATCGAAAGTAATGGTACTTGAATCTTCTGGCGCTGCTAAAACATTTAATCGTATTTGTGGTGCTTCAAGTTCTGAGAATTTACTGAAGCGTAGAGAGTTATTGCTTCAGAACATACTCACACACAAAAACATTGGTAAGGTTCTTGTAGAACGATTGGTGCAAGATGAAGAACGACCAATCTCAATTGCGGTTCGTTATGAGTTGTGGTTGCTTCAAGGTGAGAAGTGTCGCAAAACAGGCAAAGTGATTCCGTTTGCTGAATTGTTGAATACTGATATGTGGCAAGTTGACCATATTGTACCAGTTACAAGAGGTGGCACCAATGACATTGACAACCTACAATTGATTGATGCTAAAGCTAATATGTCAATGGGTAACAAGTTGAAAACAGTTAGCCCCCTCAAGTCCTTACAGGCTGCGTAAAAACTCTTACAAATCAAGAGCTTAGCGTGTTGTTTTCCTGCAACAGGGGCCTTGTGTTTTCCACTGGTTCGTGTATAATGGTTCCTGTTGAGTTGATAAGGAAACAAAAAATGTTGAAATTTGAGAATATTGCAAAAGTTGGAGATATGATTCGTGCATATGATTTTAAACCATGTGCTGGTCGTGATGATGCTTTTATTGAAGGTGTGGTAATTGATGCCAATTCTTATGAGTCTGGTTTTAGTTCATACAAAATAAAAGTGACGGCCGATAAGTTTAAAAATACG